CTATAAAATGATTGTTCAACTAATCTTCCTGCTTTTTCTGCAGCAAGCATCTCTGGTGTTAAATACTTCCAGCCTTCTCCGCCTTTAAAGAACGCCTTCATGTGGAAAATTCCCTTTAGAATATATCCAAAGAAGTTGGCGAGCACACCAGTTAACATAATTACTGGTCCAATAACTGCAGTAAATCCGCCTGCTAATGCTAATACTTGCTTTACTGGTCCTGGTAAATTATTAGCAAACTGAACAACTTTATCAATTACTTTAATTAAAACTGTATTAATCTGCAAGAACTGTTCTCCAACTTCAGCAAGGGAAGCTCTTAGGCTTTCAATTGCCCTGCGATATTTACCTGATGCAGATTCAGTTACGGCTGCTAATTCTCGATCTGCTACAGAAGCTAGTTCTCCAGTAGATGCTTTCATAAGATCTAATACCTGTAAAGTCTGACTTCCTTCTCTTCCTAAGTTTTCAAACAAGGCGTTCAGTCTTGAAAACTGGAACTTGCCAAATAACTGCTCTATGGCCTGTTGCTTTTGTAGTGGATTTAATCTATCTAGTGCGCCTTGCAATTCCATTAATGTGCCAGTTAAATTTCCAGCATTATCGTTTACTATTGAAAGTAAATCTATTCCTAAAGTTTGAAATTTTCCTACCGCAACATCTGTTGGGTTAATCAAAGAAGCTAATGCTGACTTTAATGCGTTGGCACCTTCTGATGCGTTAATACCACCTTCACGCATGGCAGTTAGATATAGTGCAAGGTCTTGTACGCTTCCACCCAGACCTTGGATTACTGGACCAGCTTTTGGAATTGCTTCTACTAAGTCGTTAAGAGTTGTAGATGTTTGGTTTTCAACTGCGTTAAGGAAGTTAATTGATTGTGAAAGTTCATCTGTGTTTTGCTTAAATGCTGACTGAATTGCAAGTGTTGCCTTCATGGCTTCTTGTCTATCTACTTCACCAAGCACTGCAAGTCTGGTAGTTTCTTTAATTGATCCTAGTAACTCATCTCCAGTTTTACCAGTTGCTGCAATATCCGCTGCAAGACCAATTGTTTCTTTAAACGAAACACCCATAGCTGAAGATATTTCTTTTGCTGTTTTTGATACATCGTCTCTAACTCTGCCCAGTTCTGCTGCTGAAGTTCCTGCAACATCTCCGTATACCTTAGTTAAACGAACTAATTCTTGATCTGCTTCTCTAAATGCTTTAGCAGCCTGTGCTCCAAATGCTACGAGAGGGACTGTTAAACCAACTGTTAACTGACGGCCTGCCCACTGAGTATTTTTACCCCAGTTAATAAGTTGTCCAGCGCCATCCTGGATTACCTTATTCATGATCTGTAGTTCTTGTCTTGCTATGGCGGTTTTATTTTTTATTTCATCAAGCCCTCGTGGAACGTGCACGTTGAACTGCATAAGTCCTTGTGCGTTTCTGCCTAGCGGTTGTAGTATTGAGTTTTGTAGGGCTACTTGTTGCTTTGCTAAATCCCTTATAAGTCCACCAGATTGCTGTGCATGCTGTCTAAAAGTATTAAAATATTGATTTAATTTAAGTTTGCCACCATCAAGATTTTTACCAAATTTTTCAACATCTGATTGTAGACTTACAAAGTGTGTGGAGTATTGTCCTGTGCTTCTTAGTGTGTCTGAAAATGAACGGTTCATTACAGCAATTTGATTTGCCAACATCTTGTTTGAGTTGGCTAACTGCTCTTGTAATTTAGATAGGCTAGAAGTAACCCTATGCACATCGGCAATAAGGGCTGAGAAGTCGGCATTAGCGACTATTCGTGTACTAATTGTTTCTTCAGCCATTTACTATATTCTACTCCTTAGTGTATCCTAGTCCTTCACCAATTCCAAAACCAGCTTGTGCTGCGAATCTTCCTTGTAGTGAAACAACGTCATTGGGATTAGCATGTATTCCTGCCGCTCTCAATTCTATTTCTTCAAAACTAGAACCTTCCTTGCTATCATCTTCATACTCACCTAAATCTACTCCCTTTAAAGATGCTAGGAACTTTCTTTCTCCGTGTTCCCTTTTCTTTAAAGCTTTAAGAGTAGCTATAAGTTCTGGCATTGATAGATTTTCTTCAAGTTCATCGTAATTTCTCCAATGTCCTAAAAGAAAAAGCTCTCCTTCTAATGCGGCTAAATCTAGTTCTGACCAGCCAGAACCGCTGCCGCTAGAAGGTTTGGGTCGTCAAGTTTAATTCCTCCGCAAACTTCAAGAATGCGATTCATTGTTGGAACATCGATTGCATCTTCAAATGCTTCTCTGTCTGCTACCAAATCTGGTAACTGTTTTTCTAGTGCAATTGCACAAGCATCAATTAGGATGTTTAGAGTTTCGTCTTCTGTCTGAGACTCACTAGTCTTTTTAATTGCGATCATGAACTTACGAAGTTCTTTAATTGAAAGGGGCTTAAGCTTTACGGTCTGTCCGTTTTGTAGCTGTACCTCTTCTACGTCATATACTGTTGTTGCCAATTTAGGTCCTCCTAGGATCTATTCATAATCATTATACTAAAAAGAATATACTAATACAAACGTAAAACCCCCAATAAATTGGGGGTTTTACAGAATAGCTAATAAATTAAATCTATTATGCTACCAAGACACGGTCAATAATCTTACCGTATTCAGATCCTGCATAAGCAGCATCTGGTAGAAGACGGAATGTTACTGGGAATGTGGTTGGAGTTGTACGAGCAAGTGAGAATTGTGACTGTTGTACTGACAATACACGACGTGCATAATATACACGCTCAGATGTTGTTGAAGACGCTGTTGGAGCCTGTCCAACTGCAATTAGCTGACGCTCTGTTGGAGCTGCACCAAGTGCACCTGCCTCTAGACCGAGAGTGTCTTTCTTTCCTGTTCCAGTTCCTGTTGTTGAAAGAGTTGATGCTGCCTGTCCAAATACTGCTGCGATGTTTTCGAGAGTACCTTCTGACATTTCTGTTGCAATCATAACTTCCATCGCAGACTTGAATAGCTTAGCTGTATCAAGCAACTGGTCAACGGTTACTGAATCGTATGTTGGGTTATAGGTGATCTGAAGACCGTTGTTAGTAAAACCAACGTTACGATATCCAAACTTTCCTGCTTCCTGATCAACAGCATTTAGTGTTGATGTATATGATACGCCTGTTGCAAATGCTGGGACGCCTACTGTTCCTGCGCCTGATGCAATTGCTACGCCTGCTTCTGCGTTTGTGATGTAATCTGAGTCGTTTACGTCAATTGTTGACAAGAACAACGGAGATGCACCGACGAGAATATTTTTAGCATTACCTACGGATTGTGCCATAGTTTTCTTACCTCCTATATTTCAATATATATATATATGTTAAAATCTTAAATTAAAGCTGGCTAGGCTTCTTTCCTCTTATGATAAGTTTATTCCATAATAGGTAAAAAGGCAAACTCTAAAGGAACCTGCCTGCGGTAGGGCTATTTCCTATCGAATCGGTAATTCTAGAATATTTTATCTCAAGCACTACTTCTGCAGAAAAGAACCCTTGAAGTTCCTCTGAAGGGGCAGTTGGAGAGATATCTGCTATCCAAACGCTATGAAATTTAAATTTATCTGATAAGCCTGTCCATTTATTTATATCCCTAGCAGACTCGTCCATTCTCCTAAATTCATCTGTCATATAGTTTCTAATCTCGTTTATATCTGATACAGACGTTGAGTATATGGTGAATAGTATCTGCTCACAGCAAATTAGCCAGTTGTCCTCGTAGGACATACCTATCTTGTCGTAGACTATATGCTTTTTGCCGCTCAAGAACTGATTCATTTCAGCTGCTTGTTGAACTGGGATAATTGGGACAATATTCTCATTTAGATTATCTGACCAATAGTCCTCTTCGTCAAATATATTACGAGTATAAAGTTCTTTCCATAGATACTTACGAAGTTCTAGCATTGCATCTAGCTTATAGTTAGCCGTCACATTGCACCTCCAAATGAAGCCGCCAATGCGGCATCTGCTTGAGATCTAATTAAATTTGGTGAAAAAGAATACTGAACTTTTTTAATATTAGAAGGAACTCTAAGCGCCTTGCTCATGCTTGAATTAAATATTCTTTGAAACCCAGAGTTTTTAATTGAAGCATTAACTAAGTTACTGCTAAAAAATCTTGAGTGGGCCAAACTAAATTGATTAGTTGAGCCAGACCCGCCAGGTCGTCTAACTGTTACAGATTTGCCTTTAGGCATAAACACTGTTTCTCCATCTATTTCAAAGACTAGACGCTCTGCATTTTTAGGTCTAATAACCAAAGGTTTTCCTGCTTCCATAACCGAAGCCTTGTTTGCAAACATATGTCTACGTTTTCCACTTGCACCAGGAACCATAGATCTTGATGGCAAAAACTCGTAGTTTAGTCTAAATGATAATCCGTCTTCTGATATTTTATTTAATTTAAAAAGTCTTGCGGTCTTATTTCCAGTTTTTTTCCATTCATAAACATGATGCAAGGATTTAGGTTTTGACCTTGCCAAGGCATCTATATAATTTCCAAAGTCTAAGTTTATCTGATCAAATATTGTTTTTGTAAACAATGCCTTGAATTGAGCATTCGTTGTAAGCTTGGACAATACTGCTGCTTCATAATATACATATGCTGATATCTGAGCTACTGTGCTATCTTTTAAAGGTCCGCTTTGATTTGCGTACATCATTCTTTCGAGTCCGCTTGCTGCTTGAACCAACATTCCGCTATTGTCCAATTTGCTGGTTCTCCGATCTCTTCATAGATGAGTTATATGCAATCACACGACCAAACGGATCTGTGACTGGAGTTGTTCCCATAACCTCAAATACTGTTGGAGTCTCACTTGGATAATTGATTTCATTCCAAATGGTGTTGCCTTCTGAGTCTCTGATGTTTGTAACTTTTTCTCTGGCAGTTAATTTCTCTGCTGTTCTAACTTGAACAACCTGATCGTTTAAATACTTATTTGAAAATATCTGCTTATCGCTAGAGCGGGTAGTAGCAGAGTTGCTAATAACTCCTTTAACGTGGCAGGGAACAGTTTTATAAAAATTCCATTCTCTGACTATTGCCCCTGTGTCGGTATCTTGAATCTCAGACTGTCTATATACATCCAAGTTCATAGACAAGACAGAGTCTACGATGCTATTCATTATATAATCTCTGCTTTAGCTGTTAAGACGTAATCTGCTAATAGGTTGTCTGCATATGCATTACCTGTTCCAGTGTAGGCATCTCCTGTATATTCAAAGTCCCAGTCAAATGTAGATATGTTCTTTACGTATTTGTTTCTCCACATTGTATCTTTAGAGAAGTAGTCTTTCATTAATTCTGCTGCCGCTTGTTCTACATTCTCAGGAACAGAGCTCCATCCAAATCTTGCTTGAACTTTATAAGGAATACCAGACTGGAATATTCCAGAGTAATCATGAATGCTTGGAGGCACCATTCCGTTTGCGATATAGACAGCGTTGTCTAGTGTGCTAGACCTGTCAACTCTAAGACCAAATTTTGTTTCAGATATATTTACTGCTAATCCCCAGTTGTTGACTGCTGGGCTAGACAAATTATCTATAAGTAAAATATCTTTTACAAATAGCTTTTGCAAAGAGTTGATCTTGGCAGGAAGTGGTAGAGTATCTGACTCATATCCGTATACAACATACACGTCATCATATAGATAAAAGTACTGTCCTGTATAACCTTCAATTTGTTTACGAGCATATTTTTCTGCTTTAATTAAATCTGAATATGACTTATATCCTGGGTCAGATGAATCTGACGCAAAGCCCATATCTTGAATATGATTAAAATCAACGTAAGGAGTTACAACAAAAACGTCTTCAGTTTTAACAACAGATGTTCCGCTAACTGCATATTCCCACTTAAGTCTTAAAGTTCTGTTTCTGTCGGTATATGCATAAGGGACGTTAATTGTATATGTTCCTGGATTGTTTTCATCCAGGGTTGATGTAATTGTTGTCAAAAGCGTGGTCGAAGCAATCGCAGGACTTACTGCTGGATCATTTGTTACGTCATAAATTTTGACAACTGGTGCAGAGGTTGCGTCTGCAACATCTCCGTTCCAGAACACTTTATGTGTTACTGGAGATTGTGAACCTACTAATACTTCTGCCATTTAAGAGGCTAGACTAGTTGTAATACTCCTGGACTTCCCTTGGAGTTGCTAATCTAAAGCCCTCCTCCTTATCAAAAATTGCTTGCGCTGCTTCATTACTCATTGCAATAAATGGGTGTTCTTTTGTGAACGTAAATCCCATAATATCATATCTAAAGTTATCTCTAGTCATTCTTACTAATACTGTGTTTTCTGGCTGTTCCGCCTTTGGATCAAACTTTGGCAGGATTTCTACGGTCATGTCTTCTTCTTCCATCTTGTCCATGGTCTTGTTATATACAGACCAAGTTACGCCTTCTTCTGCGAGGGCGGCAATGATATCGGCCTTACTCTTTAGACCGTCTGTATCAACTGCAAAATCTTCTGCAATCTTTTTTATCTCAGATACCTTTAATGTCTCAAATGACATATATATCTCCTATTTCTACTCTAAACAATTATAGCATTACTAAATTAAAATGAAAAGCCCCCCAAAAATTAATTCAGGGGGCTTTTAGCAGATCTAAATCCTATTAATTAGGAAGCAATCTTAACGTCTTTAACAACTACCCATGCGTCTGCCTGCTCGATTTGAACGCCTACACGAGTATACATTGTGTACTCGATAGAGTCCTTACGTGGCTGGAAGAAACGATAGACGGTTACATCACGCTTGATACCAATAACTACGTTATTTGGGAATGTCAAGTGGATATCTCCGTGATCGCCAGTCTCGCCTGAATATGTACCATCCTGTGCTTCTTTTAGCATAGGAACTTCAACAATTGGAATACCAAATGCGAATGGTGCTACATATCCTGCTGGACCACCAAGTCCTGGAGTTGCGCCACGGATAACGCTTGATGCGATATCTTGTGGGATTGTCTGGTTTGTTCCAATGCTGTTAGCATATAGGAAATCTTGGATTAGGTTTGAACCTACCAAGAAGCGAAGGTCGCCACGACGTTGCTTGTACTTACGTGGAAGTGCCTTTAGAGCCTTGTTGAAAAGCTCACGAGATACTCCTGCGCCTGCACCAGCTACAACGTGTCCGCTAGCCTTTGCCTTCTTTACAACGCCATCAAATGACTTGTATAGGTCATCGCTAGACAAAGCTGTATTTCCATTAAGGATTACATCTTCAATATCGTTACCTGCTTGTGTTGCCATCAAACGGGCAATGTGATCTTCTAGATCTGGACCTTCAATATTGTCTTCTAGAGACTCAGTTGAAAGCTCCCAGTTCAAGCGAAGTTTCTTTGTTGAAAGAGAGATCTTTGAGAAAGTAACTGCTGCGTTTGAGCCAGTTGTATCTCCTTCTGTTGCGAGAGTCATAAGCTTCTCACCAACGGACATACGATCAATCTCTGCTGTATCGCTTCTCATTCTGACTGTACGGGCGACTTTTCCAATTACGGTTGCGTCGAACATATAATCTAGAAAGCGGGCTGATTGTTCTGCATTTAGAAGACCACCGTTGCCAGCTTCGCTAGCTACGTGAACTCCTGCTCCACCTGTAGTGGATGAGAAGGTACCTGTAGCAGTTGTGCCTGCTGCGATTGCCTTTTCTAATGTTTCATTACTCATATTATATTTCACCTACCTTATTTAATTAATTCTGTTACGGAACCGAGGAAAGAACCGTTCCACTTTGATTTTTTGATTGTTACTTCCTGAGACCCGCCAAGGTCTGAGGACTTCTTAATTGCAGTCTCTGATTCTACTGCATCGACACGCTTTTCTACGCCATCAATCGTGTTCTTGATATCTTCTACAGCCTTTGAAAGTGCTGTATGTTGTTCTGCCAATTCTGAAATACGACCATCAACGCTCTTGCTGAATGTTTCAACTGTATCTTTGATAAGTGAAACTTGAGCAGCATTTGCTTCTGAAGCCTTATTTAGTGTTTCTGAGAAAAAGCCTTTTAGATCGCCAAGCATCTTTGCAAAATCAGGTTCATCAACCATAACTTCTGATACGTCGGCTGCTTTTTCTAGAGTTTCGGCAGAAGCGTCTGCTACTGCATCTGCAGGAGCTTCTTCAACAGCTGGTGCTTCCTCTGCGGGAGCATCTACTGCTGTGTCTTCTACGGTTGCTTCTGGTGCTACTGCATCTTCTGCAACTACGTTTTCTGTATTATCTGACACTTCTTTACCTCCTTCTATGTCTGCCTGTTTTGCAATTTGTGTTTCAGGCGTCGACAATCTTGACTTTTTATGTAAATCAAGAATCTTATCTATTTCTTTTGCTTTGTTAACATCGTTTGATTCTACCCATCCTATCAATGTTGCAGGCTTACCTGTAACTGGGG